CTTTACAGAATTAGAGTGTATGATTATAGTTGACGAGAATATGAATGCTTATACGGAAATGTACAATTGGATGCACAGGTTAGTACAAACTAATCAGAAGAGTAGATTAGATAGATCTATTACAGATACCACACCTCCAACGTATTCGGATATCACTCTAGCTATCCTAAGTAGTAGTAATAATGTTACTAGAACAATCAGATATATAGATTGTGTGCCGACAGGGTTAGGTAATATGATGATGGAAGCTACCACTGGTGATACAACTCAGATTACATTCCCAGCTACATTTAGATTCTCTTACTTTGAACTGAAATAAATTAATAAGGTTATATTATGGATTTGCAAAAGATACTCGACGAATGGTCGAAGGATAGTGTTATCGAGAGAACCGCTTTAGATGAGACATCAAGAGTAACACCTTCACTACATGCTAAATATCTACAGTGGTTAGCAGAAGCTAAACTAGCTAAGAAGCGCGCTGAGTTCAAGCAGAAAACTTTACTCAAGAAAAAATGGTTATACTATAACGGTAAGATGGATCGCGAATCTATCGAAGCGTTAGGGTGGGAACCAGATCCTTTTGATGGTCTTAAGATCATGAAAGGTGAGATGGATTATTATTATGACAGTGATCCAGAGATTCAGCAGAGTGAAGAGAAAGTACAGTACTGGAAAACGGTTATAGATACACTTACAGAGATAGTAAATAATCTAAACTGGCGTCATCAGACGATTAGTAATATTATAAGATGGAAACAATTTGAAGCAGGTGGATAAATTATAATGAGTATGAAGCGATGGGATTTTCTTATAGATCAAATCCAACAAAATAACTACAAAGTTGGAGTTGAGGTAGGAGTACAGTCTGGCCAGACATTTAAAAAAATTATCCAGCAATGTCCTGACGTTACCTTATACGGAGTAGATGTATGGGTGGCGGATAAAAATGTGCGGCTGGAGAACCGAGATTTAGAGGGTCATGATTATCATGAGAATTTTGGTAAGCTGCAGAGTTGGATCAACGAAGAAGAAGATAGAGCTAAAAGAGCTGTTATGATTAGATCATACTCCGATGGTTGCTTAGATCAATTTGTTGATGAATCATTAGATTTTATATTTATTGATGCTGATCATTCATATGAATGTGTACGTAAAGATACTTTGAACTGGTCGAAGAAAGTTAGAGAAGGTGGTCTAGTTGTAGGTCATGACTCAGGTTTTGAAACTATTAGTAGATGGTTAACAGAGATTACTAGCAGCATTACATTACAGAGCGCTGTTGGACTAGATAGAAAGATTGTTTACGCTCCAGATAATGTATGGTGGTATAGAAAGCGAAGATGGTAACTAATGTTTGAGCACGTAGATCATGGTATAACTTTACCTAAGATGACTAGAAAGACAACAGAGAAAGGTCGTAAGTATTTTACCCCTGAAGGTAATGCTTACCCCTCTATTACTACAGTACTCAGCATTCTTAGTAAAGATAGTATCATGCGCTGGCGTAAAAGAGTAGGTGAAGAAGAAGCTAATAAAATATCTCATCAGGCCGCTACAAGAGGTACCTCGGTACATAAGTTAGCAGAGGACTACTTAGACAACGTCTCTGATTGGGACTCCAAGGCTATGCCTAATAATCTATACACTTTTAGCCATCTTAAAGATATTATGGATAAGAGAGTAAATAACATATGGTTTCAAGAAGAGTTTCTATACAGCGATAAGCTTAAATGCGCTGGTCAGGTAGACTGTATTGCTGAGTTTGACGGTGAGCTTTCTATTATAGATTTTAAGACAGCACGTAAACCTAAAAAGGTAGAATGGATTACTAACTACTTTATACAAGCATCATTTTATGCAGCCGCTTTCTATGAGAGAACAGGTATACCTATAAAGAAAGGTGCTATATTGATTGCAGTAGATCATAGTGAACCTCAAATCTTTACAGTAAATACACATGATTGGTTACCTCAGTTTTTAGATGTGAGACAGAAGTATAAAGAGTTAAAAGAGAATGGTTGAATTTACTGTACGTTTAAAAGATTATAGTATGCTTTACGTAGATTGTGAGCCTGGTTATGCCGCAGAGCTATCAGACTATTTTTCTTTCTATGTACCTGGATATAAGTTTATGCCGGCTTATAAGAACAAAGTGTGGGATGGAAAGATAAAACTTTTTAATCGCATAACTGGAGAGCTCTCTGCTGGGCTATACGCTTATTTAATAAAGTTTGCAGCTGAGCGGTCATATTCTGTTGACACAGAAGAGTCGGATCAATATGGTTTTCCGGTTCCTCCAAGACCTTCTCTTGAACTGGACGGTTTACTAGCTGACGCAACACTTCCATTTCAGCCTCGAGCTTATCAATACGATGCGATTGAAAAAGCCCTAACAAGATCTCGAGCAATTTTATTATCTCCTACTGGCTCAGGTAAGTCATTCATAGCATATCTCTTAATTAAATACTACCTATCAAACTTTGACAATAAGGTATTACTCATCGTACCAACTACTTCCTTAGTAGAACAGATGCATACTGACTTCAAAGATTATGGTATGGATATAGATGAACTCACACATAAAATATATTCTGGTAAAGATAAAAATACTAACAAACGGGTCATCATATCTACCTGGCAATCTATTTATAAGTTACCTGCCAAGTGGTTTAAGCAGTTTGGAATGGTTGTGGGAGACGAGTGTCATGGATTTAAATCTAAATCTCTTTCTTCTATAATGAATAAATCTACCGAAGCTAAATATAGATACGGTTTAACAGGTACATTAGATGGTACTCAGACTCACAAGCTTATGCTTGAAGGGTTATTTGGACCAGTCTATAAAGTTACTACAACTAAAGAATTACAAGACAATGAGACTTTAGCTCCGCTAGATATTAAAGTGCTATTATTAACTTATTCAGAAGAGGTAAGAAAAAACTTTGGAAAGAGAGACTATCAAGACGAGATTGACTTCATTATTGGAAATGATGCTCGTAATAGGCTCATTCGCAATCTGGCTATTGATGCTAGAGGCAATACTCTCGTCTTATTTCGCCTTGTGGATAAGCATGGAAAGCCTTTATTTGAACAGATAAATAATAAGGTAGATGAAAATAGAAAGGTATTCTTTGTATCAGGTGATACCGATACAGCAGATAGAGAAGCTATTAGAGGTATAGTAGAAAAACAAGACAATGCAATCATCGTCGCTTCCATGGGAACTTTCAGCACTGGTATTAACATTCGCAACTTGCATAATATTATATTCGCTTCACCAAGCAAGTCCCAAATCAAAGTTCTGCAGAGTATTGGACGTGGTCTTCGACAATCAGATGACGGTAGAACAACCACGCTCTATGACGTCGCAGATGATCTGCACTGGAAATCAAGAAAGAACTTTGCCTTGATTCATTCTATTGAACGAGTTAAGATATATGAGAAAGAGCAGTTTAATTATAAAATGGTAAGGGTAGATATAAAATGACTTATACACAGTTTAGATTATCTAATGGTGATGAGATAGTAGCTCAAGTTGTACAAGAACCATCTAATGATGAGGATATGTACATTGTAGTTAGGAATGCTATGATGGTGGTCCGGTCAGAAAATATCAAAGAAGGTTTTAGGTACTATTCTTTCAGACCTTGGATGTCCTTTCAACTTAACGAAGAATACTTCCAATTGCTTAATTATAATCATATCATTGGGGAAGCGAAACCAGACAAACTCTTACTTGAACAATATTACAGAGCTATAGCTTCTGAGCAAGACGATGAAAAACTATCAGCTGATAGTGATGGTGCAGAAATAAAACAGATGAGAAGAATGATTGCTAACCTTAGAGCTGTTACTAATGAGTCAACAGAGTATGATTCAGATACAGGTGATAACGTAATCTCCCTATTTGATAAAGGTAAGTTACACTAATATATCCCCCCTCCCCATATCGCTATATGATTATATGGGCTTTCGCGAGAAATGCAACTGTTTTTTTCAGTTGCCAACAATAAAATTTTATATTATAATATAATGAGTTGAAGGAATTTACAATGGCAAGATCAAAAAGAGCTAGTATTCATTATGTAAACAACAAGGAGTTTTCTCAAGCTGTTGTAGATTATGTACGAGTACTTAATGAAGCTCAAAGCAAAGAAGAAACACTTCCTGTAGTACCTAATTATATTGCATCTTGCTTTCTTAAGATTGCAGAAGGTCTCTCCCACAAATCAAACTTTATTCGATACACATATCGCGAAGAGATGGTTATGGATGCTGTAGAGAATTGTCTTCGAGCGATTGAGAATTATAATGTAGAAGCAGCTACACGGACAGGTAATCCTAACGCGTTCGCATATTTCACTCAGATCTCATGGTACGCTTTTCTTCGTCGTATTGCAAAAGAAAAGAAGCAACAAGATGTTAAACTGAAATACCTTTCTCAGAGTGGTCTTGAAGAATACATTGCTACTAATCAAGATGATAGTCAGTCAGTTCAAGTAGTAAGAGCTTTTGTTGACCAGCTAAAAGATCGTATTGATAAAGTAAAAGAGAAAGATACTGACATTAAAGTTTTTGCTCAAGAAGAAAAGAAACGCAAGAAGAGAGTCACAAGCGTTGATTCAGATCTAGGAAATTTTATATGAAGATATTATTAACAGGGCATGAAGGTTTTATTGGATCGTTTCTTATTGATCACTTTAAAGATAGAGCAGACATTACTTGCTTTAAAGGAGACGTCACTAATAAAACTCATTGGTATAGATATAGTGCTTCTAATTGGGACGTACTTATTCACCTAGCAGCTCTAGCAGGGGTAAGAGCTTCATTTGATGACCCAGAGCTTTATTACAATAATAATGTGATCGGCACTCAACATGCACTATCATTTGGATCTGTACATAGTAATAAGGTACTGTATGCCTCTTCTTCTAATGCATATGAGTGGTGGGGTAACCCTTATGCTGCTACTAAGATGATGAATGAAGTTACTGCAGCTCATTATGAAAATGCTAAAGGTATGAGATTCCATACTGTATGGCCTGGTAGAAATGATATGCTTTATAAGAAGCTACAAAATAAAGAAGTAACATACATTAATGCTTCTCATACTAGAGACTGGATTCATGTAGAAGATTTATGCAATGCTATCTTGACTATTATATCAAATTGGTCTATAATAGATGAGAGAGTACTTGATATTGGTAATGGAGAAACTGTGAGCGTATTAGATATGGCACAGAAGATATTTGATTGGGATGGAGAGATAAGATATGAGAATCCTCAAGGAGAGAGAATACATACGAAAGCAAATGTTCAGTACCTGCGAGACCTTGGTTGGTATCCAGAGTGGAGCATTATGAATGAAGCTATGCATACTAAATGACACTCATTGTGGGACTCGCAATAGCTCTGACATATTTCTCGATAACGCAGAGAAATTTTATTCTGATGTATTGTTTCCTTATCTTTTGGAACATAATATTAAGCATATTGTGCATCTTGGTGATTACTATGATAACAGGAAGTTTATCAACTTCCGTGCTCTTAACCGTAACCGTAATCACTTTCTTAAACCGCTAAGAGAACATGGTATTACTATGGATATTATCTGTGGTAATCACGATACGTTCTATAAGAATACATCAGAGCTGAACAGTCTGAAAGAACTACTTGGTCACTATATGAATGAAATAACAATCATTCAAGAACCAACTGTCATGGAATATGGCTCATTGAAGATGGGTCTTGTACCATGGATTGATGATGAGAATGAACAACGATCTCTAGATTTCCTTGCCAAAGCCAAATGTGATTGGATTGGAGGTCATTTTGAGATCTGTGGTTATGAAATGATGAAGGGCATCAAGAACGAGCATGGGTATGATCGAGCAATCTTTAAACGATTTGAGAAGGTATTGTCTGGTCACTTTCATACTAAATCATCTCAAGATAACATCGAGTACCTTGGATCGCAAATGGAATTCTTTTGGAATGATGCTCATGATAAAAAATACTTTCATATCCTTGATACTGAAACTAGAGAGCTAACACCAATTAGAAATCCTCATACCTTGTTTCATCGTGTTGTGTATGACGATTCTAAGCGTGATTACTTACACTATCCTTTGGATGATGTGGAGGGTAAGTTTGTTAAGGTTGTTGTGATTAACAAAGCAGATACATTTACATTTGATCGCCTCATCGATCGAATTCAAAATCGTAACATCCTAGAGCTAAAGATTGCAGAAAACTTTAACGAGTTTGTTGGATCAGCTGTTGACGATCAAAGCGTTTCGGTGGATGATACTCCTACACTGCTCAACAGTTATATTGACGCTGTTGATACAGATCTCGATAAAGATCGAATCAAGACTGAGATGAGTGGTCTAATGATAGAAGCACAGACCTTAGAGATAGCATGATAACATTTAAATCATTACGTTGGAAGAACTTTCTTTCGACTGGTAATAGTTGGTCAGAAGTAGACCTAGTAAAACATAAAACCACTCTTGTAGTGGGACATAACGGTGCAGGCAAGTCTACTATGCTTGATGCATTGAGCTTTGCATTGTTTGGTAAAGCTCATCGCAATATTAGTAAAGCTCAATTGGTCAATAGTATCAACAATAAGGGTACTGCAGTTGAGGTTGTGTTTGAGGTTCATGGTAAAGAGTATCTAATCAAGCGAACTATCAAACCCAATACATTTGAGATATGGCAAAACGGGAATATGATTAATCAATCATCCCATGCCAAAGAGTACCAGAAGATCCTCGAGCAAAACATCTTGAAGCTCAATCATAAGAGCTTTCATCAGATTGTAGTACTGGGATCTTCCTCCTTCATTCCCTTCATGCAGCTCTCAGCAACGCATCGAAGAGATGTTATCGAGGATCTTCTGGACATTAATGTATTCTCAAAGATGAATGGTATTCTAAAAGAAAAAACCTCACTATTGAAGGATCATATAAAAGATGTTACTCATCAGCATGCCGTCACAAGCACTAAAATTGATGCACAGAAGA